GCGTCCATCATCCGGCCCGCTGCTCATTGTAAAGCTGGTCAAACAGCACCTTGATAGCGCCCATGAGCAAGGGCAGCGGAACGCTAACCGGCCCCTAGGGCGTCGGAACGTCCACGGATCGCGTCAACAAGTCCTCAAGGCTCACGCTGATTCCGCCGTCAGACTCCGGTGCGCCGAAGTAATCGAACGTGCCCGCCGTGCGGTAGTACTTCGCGCATTCAAAGTACACGTTGCCCGTGTTGTTTCGCGGCTCCCAATTGATGACGGTACGCGGTGCGAGGGCTTCGGCTTCGGTGGCCGCGTTGACGTTCGTAATTCGTGCGTTCATCAGGTGTCCGGGAAGGGGGCGGCGGGGCGAACAAAGTTGGACGTGTAGCGGGCAGACTGCGAGAAGCGCCACTCGTCAAGGTGCCCGACGAACCCGCCTTGAACAAGGTTAAGCCCGTCGCGGTACGCGCCAATCATTCGCGGCTGCGTCGAAAGGCTGGTTGTTGCGCTTGATGTGTTACTGGCAACGTTCGTGCCGTCTAGGTAGATGGTAAACGTTGTTCCGTTCTTGACTAGGGCTACGTGGTACCAGGTGTTTGCCGAAACCGTGGGGCCGTTGATGAGGTTTGAAGAAGTGCTAAACGGAGCCCACGCAAATACGATTGCCGTACTCTGAAGATACAAAAGCCAGCCAGCGTTGTTCCACTGAGAAGCCATTGTGTTTACCGCGCCAAGCGTCGTCGCGTAGAACCAGCCCTCGACCGTAAAGTTACCGTTCGTCCAGTCGTCGCTGGAGTTGTACGGGGTTTCAATCGCGTCAGCACCGTTCAGCAGAAGCGAAGCGCCGCCGAACTGGCTTTGCGCCGTGCTGATCTGCGCTGACGTTGCGAGACGCGACCACGACCGGCCCGACACGTCCGTGAACGTGGTCGATCCGTTCGTGCCGTCAAGATGCAACAAGTTGGTGAAGCTAAACGGAGTCCCGCTTAGACCGACAAGCGCCTGAATCGAACTCATCAGACGACCCGCCAGCGGTTCGTGCCGACCTTCAAAATCGTGCGCGTTTCGTTGCCCGCAAGACTGAAAGAGCCTGAAGTTGCGCCGTTTAGCAAAGTCACGCCGCCCGCAGGGGAGATTGTTACGGTTCCCGTTCCATTGTCATTGCAAATGGTGATGGCAGAGCCATCGGGAAAGTTTGTCGTTGACTCAAGCGGGATCGTCCACGTGTAAGCGGTCGTGTTCGTCTTGATGACGGTGCGCCCGCGATCCGTAAGCGTGAACTGATAAGTTGCGTTCTGCGTGTTTAGCGGAATGTCGCGGAAGTTTCCGCGCTGGTCGCTAACGTCTCCGGTAAACGATCCGCCGCCAACCGGAACGATCTGTTCCCAGCGCACGGCGTCACCGTTGGCCGTGGCCGCGCCAAGTCCGGTGATTTTGAACCCGCCCCACGGAATGTTAGCCGTTGGCGAGTTCTGGCCGTTCTTGTTCAGGCAGGCGTTAATGCCCTGCGCCAAATCCTAGTCGTGCGTGTCGTGTCGATCGGCGCGAATCTTGATTGCCGCCGCAGCATCGGACGCCCAAACCGCGCCGCCGTTGTACGTGCCGTTCGTGCGGGTGAAAGTGCCGCCGCTCCAAGCCATGTTAGATAGTCCCCGCTTGCCTAAACTGTAGGTTGGTCGAATACCAACGGATATTCTGTGCGCGTTGGCTGACGCGAACGCCAACCGTCACCGTGTAGCCAATCGCCGCCGTGTTGCGCCAGGCCGACACCGTAGGCAGGCCCGACCCGTCAAGCACCCAATCGGTCGTGTTCCAATCCGCGAAGTCCCAAGTGCCGGAACCGACGCCCACGCCCTCGGGGAGCGTCGTGCGAAACGAGGTGTTGAAGTCCGCGAGGCCGTCAACCGACCAGCCCTGCGGGAACTGGTAGTCCGTGACGATGTTGGAAGCGGTCAACTGCTTACGGGTCGCACGCGAGCCAAGGGCGTTGAAGGCCGGAATGGCAATCGACAAGATGTTTGCGCCGTTGTCGCTGTCCTCGAAGTCAGCGAGCATGACGCGGCCCTGCGGATCGCCAAAGTAGAGTTTTTCGTCAAAGACGCACCATGTGCGGGCACTCATGCCGTTGAACTCGCACCAGCCGCCGCTAGACGTTTCGCGCACATGCTGAATTGCCGCGTCCGTGCCAATCGGCACGTTCACAATGAACTGCTGCCCTGCGGGGTACAGGATCATTTCCCAGCCCCAGAGCATTGCGTAATCCCGCGCCGCGTCTTTGGCTGCGCGGATTATCTTTGACGAGTACGCGGACTGCTCCGAATACCGACCGTCGCGGAGGGCAACGGCAAGGTCTACGTAGCCGTCCGTGGTGCCGATGATTTCCGTGCCGCCGACCTTCGCGTGTGCGCGGATGCCTAGCGGCTCACCAATCTGGAAGCGACCGATAAGCGACCACGCCGCAGCGTTGCCGGGGTCGTCGCCCTGATACACCAGAACTTCACCGGTCGAGAACACGAAAACGGCGTAATCGTCCACACCGTCGCCGCCGTCGTTCGTCCAGTTAAGCATCTGAACCAGCGAGCCGCCCGTGGTCAACTGGCGGTCAAGGTTGAACTGTGTGAGCGTGCCCTGATAGCTGCCAGCCGCCGCATACCAAAAGCTCTAGGCGTTCTCGGCCCAATAGAAAGCGCGACCCTTGAACGTGTTAGCGCCCCATAGCGTCGTCAGCGTGGGGCCGGTCGCAGACAGCGCCGTGAGGCTGGTTCCGTCATAGACCTGTGGCGTGCTGGCCCCGTTAACGAGAATCAGCCGGCCCGTATGGTTAGCCCACTGCCAGCGATTGTTGGCGAAGCCCGACCCAAGAGACGACGGCGTGCCCGTGGTGACGTTCCAGAGGTTGCCGTTAGCCGCAGCGATCATCCGCTGAGTAGATGGCCCACGGAACGCCACAAGCGTTTCAACAGGCCCGCCAAGCCCTTCGGCGTGCAACTGATAGCCCCGGCGCGTCTGGACGTAGCCGGGGCGCGGAATCCAGTTCACCAGCCGCACGGCGTCCTAAGCGGGCATCCGGTCGAGCGCGTCGGAGGCGTTCCAGCCGCCCGTAGGCGCGGGAATGGCGATAGCCGACATTAGCTAACCCAAAGGTTCGTGTAGGGCGCAGGCGGCTGCCAATCGCCCATGGCGAACGTAATGGTGCGCGCGCCAGCGTCACGCCCTCGCAGGCCGTTTGCGTAGCTCTGGAATTCCTGCGCGTCGATCTGCCAATCGGGCAAGCCCTTTTCCTTCTTCCAACGCCACTTGGTCGCCAGAATCAGGAGGCGTCGATCCGGCTGCCAAAGGTCAGTGTCCAGCGTCGCGGATTCCTTCGCCGTCACGCCGTCTGCGGCAGTCCACGGGGCAGAACTGACGTACTCATATCGCAGGACTTCGCCCACGACAGGGTTCAGCACTTCCAAGCGGTCGGCAAGAATGCGGCAGTACGTCGTGTCACCGGGGAGCGTGCCGCTAGACTTCCACGTTGCCCACTCGGCGGGATGCGTGGGCAGACAGACGGTTTCCAGGCGTCCTTCAACCCGCATCGTGTCCGACACGTAACTCAGGAAGTCAGCCGGGAGCGCGTAATCCGTCGCGGAGGTGAGCGTAATCGTGCCGGTACGGCGGATCGTCTAAAGCTCAAGCTCGCGGAGGGCGTCCCCTGCGGCGTTGGCTAGCGCGATCATTTGCAGGTCGTCCGGGTTCTGACTCGCGCTGTAGCCCGGCGGAATCAGGAAGCCCGACTCCCCCAGTACCGCATCTAGAACCGTCTTGAGGCTCGCCGTCATTGATTGCCCTTGTGACCGCTGTATAGCGGTCGATCACGATGTATTCGGTTCTCACACAGCCTCTAGCGCGCCCTCAGGCGTCAGCCGAACGTGAGGCTTGCGAATGCGCTTAGCCATGACGCGGAAGGCGTCAAGGTTTTCCGGCAACGGGTCGGACTTGGCGAGCGAGTCAACGTCCGTCAGGCCCAAGGCTTCCAATTCCAGCCGGTCGGCCTCAGTCAGCCCCGGAAGCAACGTCACCGGCAAAAGGTTCTGCCAAGCCTCGCGCTTCGCCTGATAGATGCCCCATGCGCGCGGGAATCGGCGCTTGTGGTCATCCGTCAAAGGCTGCGAGGTGAAATCAGTTTCCCCAAGAATGCGGATTGCAATCATGGGGACAGAGCGGAAACGCTGGCGACCGTCTCGGGCCGTCGCGTCCGCATCGAATTCTGCACCGTCAAAAATCGCCACGCTGTAAGGCTGCGGGCGGGAAATGACAGCGTCGTAAATCTGGTCGTCCGTGGTCTGCGACCGCTGGGCCGCTTCCGTAATCCAGTGCAATTCCATATGCGCTCCAAAAAGGGAGGGAGGGCCGAAGCCCTCCACTCCCGAACCCGTTAGGCGATGCCCGACGAGATAATCACGCCGTTCAGGGCGCGGTTGTTGCAGGTCAGGTTGCCCGCGACCCAAACCGGCGTCACGTCGTAGTCAGCGTTGGTCACGGTGCGCGACTCGCCAACATCGAACCAGCGATCCTTGGCATAACGGAACGCGAAGGACGAGGTGGTGATGAAGTACATACGACGGGTCGGGCACGAATCGTCGTACACAACGTCAGCACCCTTGTAGCGGTACGACAGAAAGCCCGCCGCCGCCATCTTCTCGGAGGTGAAGCGCTGCAACTGCTGCTGCGTCGCCTCGTACTGGCCGAACATTTCAGCATCGGCCACGATGAGGTCAGGAGCCTCGCCACCACGGATACACTGCAAGTACAGCGTATTCATGCGGCTCAGAGCCGTGCTGGCGTTGAAGACCGCCGAAGCGCTGAACTGGTTACGCCAGAACGGGTTGGCAACCTGGTTAATACCGCCAACCGTGCCAGCCGCAGCCGGGTTGTCCTGAATGAACAGGCGGAAGCCGCCGAACTCCTTACCGCCCGAACCCGTGCCGTCGCTAAACAGCGAGGTCGAGAACTGGTTTTTCAGGTTCGCTTCCAGCTTCTTAATGCGGGCTTCGAGGAGGTCGATAGCCTGCTCGGGGCCACGGTTCTGAATCTTCTCAAGGCCCGAGAAAGCGACAAAGCCACCAAGCTGACGCCACGGATACTCAGCGGCATCCACCGCGTTGTCCGTGGTCGGCGGGGTGAACGTCTCGTACCCGTCGTAGAACTGAACCGACGAGTTCGAACCGTAGAGAACCGGCTCAGTCAGGACGCGGCCACCGCTGGCGGCTTCCTTGATCTAGCCCTTTTCGTCCATCCGCATCAGGACGGCGTTATGGTTGGTGATGTTGTCCGCCAGCACCTTCGAGCGCTTGCGGAGCGTGGTGGAGGCCAGAAGGCCGATATTGATAGTCATTGCTGCGATTCCATTAGGTCATTTCGCGGATAGTTGCCGCGATGTCATCACGAAGCGATTTGGCGGGCGGAGCGCCTGCCGTTGTCGCCTTGGATTTGACCGTCCGGCTTGCCTCCGCAGCCTTTTTCGCCTCGGCAGCTTTGGCTAGGGCTTCCTGTTTCCGCGCTTCCTCCGCCATTTCCGCCTGCAAATCCTTGTCCAAGTTGACGGCCATTTCGTAGGCCTCTTGGATGGAACTGACGAGGCCACCACGGGCCAAGCCAACCATGCGGTCAAAAACGCGGTTGAAGTGCGGAGCCTTGGGATTCCCATGCTCGTCTGCTGCCGTCTCGAATGAGCGGATTTCATCCATAAGACGGTTGTACTGAGCCTGCTGCTACTGCTGCACGCTCATCTGCTGCTGCTGCTGCAACTGCTGCAACTGCTGCTGCAAGGTGGCAACTTGCGGGTCTACGTACGGCTGCTCAGCGACCAACGCGCCAAGGTCAACGCCGTACAACTTCGCAAGCTGGGGGATAGTGGACTTCGGGTCTTTGGCAAGCTGCTCGGCGTAAGCAAGCAACTGGCCCAAGCCCTGCCGGGTGTCCATCCCCTGCATCTTCCAATAGCCCTCATACGGGCTAACGAGTTCGCCAATCGGATCAAACCGCTTCCGGTAGTCGGCGTACTCCTGCTCTTTCTTCGTGACGTAGCCCTGCTGCTCTTTCCAGAGCCCATGCCACGACTCCGCCACGCTCCGATATTCCGGGTGGCTGGCGATCTTGCTGAACGCTTCCTTGTACGGCTTGCCCCAAACGCTCGGGGCTTCAAGGGGCGGGAGGTCTGCCGGGATAGGCGGCGCGTCAGCGGCCTAGGTGGCAGAGGGGGGCGCGTCCGTGCTGGGGGCTTCGATAGCCGCCTGCAAATCGTCGCGAAGTGACGTTTCCGGCTCGCCGGTCATCTTGCTTCACTCTCTCAGGTGCCTGAAGCCCTCAGGCGGGGTTGGGGACAGTCTCGGCGGCTTTCTTCACCGACTCGGGGAGACTGTCGTAATACGCCTTCGCCTCGGCCTTTTCGGCGGCGCGCTCGGCCTGCTTTTTCTTGATGGTCTCAGTGTAATCGCGGGCGTCCACAACGCCGTGCTTTTCCATCAGCTCCTTGCGCTTCCGGTAGGTCGTGACGACCTCCCCGGACATTTGACACTTGTACGCAAAGCTTGGCGGGACTGATACCATCGGGGCGGTGATTTCCCGCTTCATGGGGGCGTCACAGCACATGGGCGCATTGTCGCGGTCATCGACTTTGCGGAACTCGTCAGCATCAGCCCCGCAGACGGGGCAATGGTAGGCGTAAATGGGCACGAAACTTCCTTATTCCGTTGAACAAAAAGCGGTGCGGGACAGCCTGGAGTATTCCGACCGGATGAAAGCGTATGAGTCGAGCAAGGATGGCGGCGATTGGGCCGTACTCAAGCTCGGCGCAATCGTCGTCGGGTGGATCGCTTGCGCCTGCCTCGCCATTTACGGGCTGCTTTCCGCCTTCCTCTGAGCCTCGATTGCTTCCAGCAATTCGGCGGCTTCGGGGTCGTCCTTGGCGATCTGTGCAAGCTGGTTGATGACAGTCGGCACGGCCTGAACCGGCATTTCAGTAGCGCGGGCAAGCGCCCTGACAATGCGGGGATTCGTGAAGGCTCGCGCTCCAATGTTGCTCATGCCCATCGTCGCGCCGACGCCCGCAGCCCCGGCGATGTTCCCCGTGAACAGCAAGCCGCCAAGCGCAGAGTAGGCCGTCACCTATGCGCCAAGCGGGGCCGTGCCGCTGGGGTTCGCCAGCACAGAGGCCGCCTCACGGGCGCGAGACGTTGCCGCCGCGATCTTGTCGAGGTCGCCGCGATACGTGCTGCCGAATCGGTCAAACAAGGCGTTTTTGGCCTCGGGGGCCATCTTGTTCCAGTTCGTCAGGAACGTTTCAGGGCTGAACACCTCGCCAAGTTCATCCTGTGCGCTCGGGTTGGCGCGACCAAGGCGGCGCAGAGTCGCGGCGGCTAGGTCTTTCTGCTGCGCGCCGTCCAAGCTCTGCATGACGCGGCGAAGCGTCGTGCCGCCCTCGCGGGAATTGGTGAACATCGCCCGATAAACGGCCTCCGGCCCGCCAGAGCGGTCGATGACACGCTCCAAAGCCTCGACACGCTGCATTCCGGCACGGTAGTAGTTGTTGGCGCGGCTCACGGCCTGTGCGGCCTTGGCGTCGCCCGTGGCCTTGACGGCGGTCGTCAGGTCGTCCGACATTGCGGCGTACAGGGCGCGAAGCTGCCGCGTTGACGTATCCGGGGACAACACGGAGTCGTCCACAAGCTCGCCAACCTGAGTGCGAAGGCGCTTCATGGCGTCATATCCAATCGCGCCGCCGCCCGCCGCGAGGTCGTCGGAAAACGCCTTGGCGATGCTCGCAACCTTGGAGTTTTGCAGGACGGCAGAGGTATTCGCAGCGCCCTAAACGGGCGTCGTCAGTTCCGACAAAACCCGCTGAGTGCTGGACGCGGGAACCGCCGTTCCCTGTGGCAACAGGCGTTCAACCTCGTCATACAGCGCCCCGGACTGCTGCCGGAAGCGCTGCATAAAGCCGCCAGGGCCGGTCACGCCGCGAATGATGGCATTGCCCGCACGCTCCGCGCCGACAGCGGGCGACAACTGCCCCGCGATTTCGTCAA